CGATATAGATAAAAATGGAGAGTTTACTAACATAGAATTTTCTATTGAAGGGGTTGATTCTCAATTTAAAAAATCTAATTATAAGTATTTAGTTAAAATATTAAAAACTATAATGGATATTACGTTAAAATATTTATCTACTAACACACCACAATATGTTTTAATAGCAGCCACAAATAAAACAAAAGGAAAAGAATATGATGAATTAGATCCCCAAAAAATTCAATTATATCAAGCTATGGTGTTAAAAAATATAAATAAATTACCTAAATATAATGGAGATTGGGGATATAGAAAAATCTCAAATGTTTTAGGTATGAAAGGAGATTCAATTTTACTTTACAATGGTAATTAAATGAAATATTTCCTAAAATACACTCTTTCGTGGGTATCTCAAAATTTATCCGTACCTTTTTGGACAGTAGGACATATTCACTTAATGACAACTGTTTATCAAGACATACATGAAATAGTAGTATCGCTTGGAATGAACATAATAGTTGCAGCTGGATTCATACATGATTTTATAGAATATAAAAAAGAAAAAACAACCAATAAAAATAAATAAAATGGAAAAACCACAATTAAACATCGATTTTCAAAACACAACCTCAGTAGAAGGATTTGATGGAGGTAAATTATTCGGACAAGCAGTAGTAATCCGTAAAGTATCTAAATTTATGATAGGATCAGACGAAGACATGCTCATGCCTATCCCTGTATTTTATGATTTGGAAACGAAAAAAATCTTACCAGATTCACTTCCAAAAGAAATTCGTGACGAATATAAAGATATTACTTTAGATGTCTAAAAAACAGATAAAAGATATTTGGGGGTGGTTAAATGAAATCACCCTTTATAAAACACCAATTGAAAACATCTCAGAGGAGTCGTGGGATAAATGGAATTCTTACATGATACATCGATATGTATCTATGAATATAAACTATATTGAATTATCAAATTATATTCAAACTTTACCCTACGACAACAAAAAACAAATATACACAATTTATAGAGAGATGGTTCCAAAAAACAAGGTGTTCTTGAAATATATTAAATCAAGAACAAAGAAACAGCCTGCTACATTGGTAGAATATGTAGCAAAATATTTTGAATGCGGCTTAGGTGAAGCAGAAGAATATATTGACATTTTACGTGAACATGGAGTACGCTCTATTTTATATGAAATGGGAGTAGATGAAAAAGAAGCCAAAAAATTAATGAAATGACATTTATAGCACAAAATGACCCATTAACAGGAAAACCATATGGAATACCGATGGGAGAAAACGAACGAATAATTTCCAAAACAGATTCAGTTGTTGATTCAATTATTGATCAATTTGTTGAAAGAGCTATAATGGGGAAGGAAAAATATGGGTGTGGATTAGACCGCACAGATCTTAACCTCCTTGATTATATAAACCACGCTTTAGAAGAACATATGGATGCGATTCTATATTTACAAAAAGCTAAAAAAATCCTTGAAGAAGAATATAAAAAGACAGAAAAATAACATATTTATAAGAAATATTAAATATGGTGCTGATTTATTTTTTAACTAAAAACAATAACCCCTTTTATGTAGGAAAAACTACTTTACATTTTTGTAAAAAACGAGAATATAAACATAAAGAAAAGTATGGTTTTGATATTCAAATGGAAATCCTAGAGGAAGTAGAATATCAAGATTGGAAATTTTGGGAGTGTTATTGGATAGAACAATTTAAACAATGGGGATTTAACTTAAAAAACAAAAATAATGGTGGTGGAGGTTGTATAAAAATGCCTGAAATTTCTAAAGAATTAATAGGAAATAAAAATAGAAAACCAAAACCATTTAATTTTAAAGGAACCAAAGGTATTAAATATTCTGAAGAAACCAAACAAAAAATGAGAAAACCTAAACCAGAAGGGTTTGGAGAAAAAATTTCATCTAATATTGAACGGAGTAAAAAAATATCTCAAAGTGCTTTAGGTAATACAAGAAAAAAAGGAACAACAGAATCTCAACAAGCTAAACTTAATAAAAGTAAAGCTGCTTTAGGTAAGGAAAAATCTTTATCCCATAAACAGAATATGTCTTCTCCGATACTACAAATAGATTTAAACGGTAATCTTGTAAAAAAATGGAATCAAATACAACAACTTCTTCAAAGTAAAATCATTAGTACTGGGGTATTATATAAGTGCCTTAAAGGAATAAAACCACATGCTAATAGTTTTATATGGAAATATGTAGAAACGAAAAATATATAATATTTATCATAAAATACTCAAAATGACAAACGAACAATTACGTATGCAAATGTTAGCAGGTGTAATCACAGAAGGTGAATATAAAGCTAAATTGCAAGAAAACGAATCTTTAAATGAAGAAGATTCCCATAAATATGTTATTACCAAAACTCAAGGAGGAAAATACGGTATTTCCAAAGTATCTAAACATGATAATAGATTTGGAAAAAACACTCAAAGTTTTAAAACAAGAGAAGAGGCTGAAAAATGGATCGAAAAACAAAATGGTGATAAAGAATCAATAAACGAAAATTTTGTTGGAATGGGTGCTATAAATAACCCATTTGCTGATCGCAAAAAAGAATCATATGAAGATGCTTTTGAACATTTCTTAAGTGAAAGATATGAAACTAAATTTGAAAACAGAGAACAAGACCTAGAAGAAGGGGAAGAAAAAGATGATGAAGATTTAGACGAAGGAAAAGAAGTAGAAGAACCAAATAACTACTAACATGAACCCAAAAGACACGATTAAATTAGATGTTCCTCTATTTATTCGATTACTCGAATATGCTAGAGAAGATGCCAAAGACGATATGGATTTACATCGTGTTGCTGAAAACGCTATAGATTTATCTCGTATTGGAGGAACACTAGGAATGATTGATTATGAAAACATAGTTGGTCCCCAAGAAAATATTGAAGAAATAAAACGTTGGCAATTAAGAGCCGGCATTATAAAGTAAATCAAAACACGGCTTAGGACCGTTTGCTAGTTATAGCAAGAGATTATCTTATTGTCGCTATCAAGATAATTTCAAAATTTTAAAGAAAGCTTGCCTTTGGCAGGCTTTTTTTGTATCTTTATACAATGAAAAAAAAGGTACCTTCCATATTAAAGGAAATAAAAGAAAAAGTTCTACCTCAAATCGACTTTGCAACTCAAAAATCAATTTCATACTCCCAATTATCAATGTACAATGAGTGCCCTAAAAAATGGTCACTTCAATATAAAGAAGGATTTAAACAATTCAACTCATCAATTCATACAGTTTTTGGAACAGCATTCCATGAAACACTCCAGCATTACCTAACTGTGTTTTACGAGCAAAGTGGAGTAGCAGCAGACAAAATTAATACCTCTGAAATGTTAGAGGACAAATTAAGAGAAGAATACAAAAAACAATACAAAGCAAATAAAAACCAACACTTTGTAACCCCAGATGAATTAAGAGAATTCTATGAAGATGGAGTAGAGATAATAAGAGAACTAGCTAAAGACAAATCAAAGTACTTTGGTAAAAGAGGATGGCATTTAGTTGGATGTGAGATACCTATTATAATTCATCCCCACCCAAAATTTCAAAATGTGTTGTTTCAAGGATTTTTAGATTTAGTTTTATATCATGAGCCAACAAACACAATCAAAATTATAGATATTAAAACAAGTAGACAAGGTTGGAACAAAAAACAAAAATCGGATGAACAAAAACAATTCCAACTTATAGCTTACAAAAAATACTTTTCCGAAATATACAATGTACCTTTAGAAAACGTTGAGGTAGAATTTATGATTGTAAAACGTAAAATATTTGAAAGTGAACAATTTATAATAAAAAGAGTACAATGGTTTAAACCGGCAGCAGGAAAAGTAAAACTAAACAGAGTAACAAAATCAATAGAAGAATTTATAGAAAGCGTATTTGATTGGAATGGTTTTAAAGAAGTTGAACACCAACCAAAAATAAACGATAATTGTAAGTATTGTCCTTTTTATAAAACTCATCTTTGCTCTGCGACCTATTGACATCCCTACATATGTATATATGATAACATAAAATTAAAAACATATGAGTGAAAAAAACCAACAATTAACCTCCGTAAAAATAGATACGGACTTATTCGACAAATTTAAAATCGAGTGTATTAAACGCAAGTTTTCGTTTCAAAAACTAAGTGAACGAGCAATTCACCTTTATTTAACAGACGAGGACTTTAGAAAAAAAGTACACAATCACAATGATCTAAGCTTGGAAAGCGAAGATTAATTTTTTACATTTAAATAAAATAAAGTTATATATGAAAGACAAATTCGGTTATTTACCTCAAAACGAGAGAAAAAAAATCCTATTGATTTGCGACGACATTAGAGTACACTCGGGTGTAGCAACAGTAGCACGTGAACTAGTTTTACACACAGCACAACATTTCAATTGGGTTAATATTGCAGGAGCAATTAATCATCCAGAGCAGGGCAAACGCTTTGATTTATCCCAAGACACAAACTCAAGTACAGGCCTAACAGACACATCAGTGTTTTTATACCCAACAAATGGTTATGGTGATGCAGATTTGATTAGACACATGATTGAAATTGAAAAACCAGATGCAATCATGTTGATTACAGATCCAAGATATTTTGAGTGGTTATTTATGATTGAAAACGAGATTAGAAAAACAACCCCAATCATTTATTTAAACATCTGGGATGATTATCCTGCACCGTTGTACAACAAAGCATTTTACGAGTCGTGTGATGCACTATTGGCAATTTCAAAACAAACAAAATTAATAAATGAACTTGTATTGGGTGAGAAAGCAGAAGGTAAAATTATAGAGTATGTTCCTCATGGCTTAAATGAAAACCATTTTTATCCAATTGAAAAAGCAGATGAACTAAAAGAATTAGAGGCATTTAAGAAAAATTTATTTTCGGGAGAGGAAAAAGATTTTGTAGTATTTTTTAATTCAAGAAATATTAGACGTAAACAAATTCCGGATACAATGCTTGCGTTTAGATTCTTTTTAGATACATTACCAAAAGAAAAAGCAGAAAAATGTGCTATGGTATTACATACCGAAATTATTTCGGAACATGGAACGGATCTAGATACAGTTAGAAAAATATTGTTTCAAGATTATCCAAATTCAATTTATTTTTCAACTAACAAGTTAAATAGTAAACAATTAAATTGTTTGTATAATATTGCAGATGCTCAAATTTTGTTAACATCAAACGAAGGATGGGGTCTATCATTAACAGAGGCAATTTTAGCAGGTACTGTAGTAATAGCAAACGTAACAGGCGGAATGCAAGATCAAATGCGTTTTGAAGACGAGTTTGGAAATTGGTTTACACCAACACCTAAATTACCTTCAAACCATACAGGTAGATTAAGAAACCATGGTTGTTGGGCATTTCCGGTTTATCCAACTTCTCGTTCAATTCAAGGTTCACCAAAAACACCTTATATTTGGGATGATAGATGTACAGCTGAAGATGCAGCTGCTCGTATATCCGAAGTGTATGCGTTGGATAGAAAAACAAGAAAAGAACTTGGTAAAACAGGAAGGCATTGGGCTGTAAATGAAGCAGGTTTAACTGGTGAGCATATGGGAGTTAGAGCAATTAACGCGATAGATAAATTATTTAACACGTGGATTCCACGAGTAAAGTATGAGTTAATCAACTGCAATGAAGTAAAAGAAGATACAATTAAACACGAATTATTATATTAAGATTATGAGTAAACCAGTTTTTATAATTTCATGCCCTATCGACTGTTATGCGGGATACGGCGCACGTTCTCGCGATATCGTTAAAGCGATTATTGAATTAGATAAATACGATGTTAAAGTTTTACCTCAACGATGGGGTGCTACACCAAAAGGATTTATTAAAGATAATCCGGAATGGTCATTTTTAACTTCACACCTATTAACCTCACCACAATTACCCTCTCAACCAGAAATTTGGATGCAAATTACAGTTCCAAATGAATTCCAACCAATAGGAAAGTATAACATTGGCTGTACAGCAGGAATTGAAACTACAATTTCCCCAGCTGAATGGGTTGAAGGATGTTCACGTATGAATTTAATTTTAGGTTCTTCAAAACATACAATTGATGTACTGAAAAGTAGTAAATTTGAAAAACGCGATCAAAGAACCAACCAACCAATGGGAACCATTGAGTGGGATGGAGATAGTGAGGTGATATTTGAGGGTGCAAACATTGAAACATATAAACCAGTTAAATCAAACTTTGATTTATCTTCAATTAAAGAAGAATTTGCTTATTTGTTTGTAGGACATTGGATGCAAGGACAATTAGGTGAGGATAGAAAAAATGTAGGATTGCTTATTAAAGCATTTTTTGAAACATTTAAAAACAAATCTAAAAAACCAGCATTAATTTTAAAAACATCTCAAGTAGGTTCATCTTACATGGATAGAGATGAAATATTGAAAAAAATTAAAGCAATTAAAGATTCTTGTAAATCAAATAATTTACCAAATGTTTATTTACTACATGGTGAATTTACAGACGAGGAAATGAATGAAATTTATAATCACTCTAAAGTTAAAGCAATGGTTAATTTAACTAAAGGAGAAGGGTTTGGTCGTCCATTACTTGAGTTTTCTATGGTTAATAAACCAATTATTACAACAAATTGGAGTGGCCATATTGACTATTTAAACCCTGAATTTACTACGTTGTTACCTGGTGAATTAACAAATGTACACCCGAGTGCTGCAAATAACATGTTATTAAAAGAAGCACAGTGGTTCTCAGTTGATACTGGTCACGTAGGACATTATTTAAAAGATGTATTTGAAAACTATAAAGGATATGCTGAAAAAGCAAAAAGACAAGGTTTCCATTCAAGATCTAAATTTTCATTTGACAATATGAAAGAAAAACTAGGTAAAGTATTTGAAGAAAAAATACCTGAATTTCCAAAACATGTTCAATTACAATTGCCCTCCCTCAAACGTATTCAACTCCCCAAACTAAGTAAAGTTGAACCCCAAAATGGGTAAAATTTAAAGTTTCCATATATTTATAATAAAACGATATATGGAAATTTTTTATGTTTATAGATTACTTTCAAATGGGGTTACTTTTTATGTTGGAAAAGGAAAACGAACTGAAACTTATGATAGGATCAATTA